TTCTTTCGATGAATTTGGAAAGCGTGTTGATGCAGTAGAAGCAGACACAGCCTTCCGCAAGTCTGGCGATCTAGGCGAGATCGTACAGGAATTGGTTGAAAGACCAGTTCAAAAATCCCTATGGGGCGGACGTTTCCTCACAAATGCCGACCTATTTAACTAAAAACCAAACGGAGGTGAACAATATGTCGGAACAAGAAAAACTAATTAAGGCTGCTGAAGCAGGTGCTTTCGTATCAGGTGGTATTGGAAGTGCGACTGGTACAAGTCCAGATGGCAACGTATCTCCTGCCGAGTCACTAGGTAACGTGACTGGCGGAACATTCGGTGTCACAACTGGAGCAAACGCAGTTAACCCAACAGGTACCTCTGGCGGTATCTTGGCACCAGAACAGGCTCGTCGCTTTATTGACTATGTGTGGGATGCAACAGTTCTCGCCAAAGATGGTCGTAGAGTTACAATGCGAGCAAACACCATGGAGATCGAAAAGGTCAACGTTGGTGAGCGTGTTATTCGTGCTGCTGCACAAGCAGATGACGCATACACAAATGCTGGCGCAACATTTACAAAGGTAGAACTAACAACCAAAAAGATTCGTCTTGACTGGGAAGTTTCTACTGAGTCTCTAGAAGACAATATTGAAGGGGCTGCTCTTGAAGACCGTCTCGTTCGCTTGATGACCAATGCATTCGCTAATGACATTGAAGATCTTGCGATTAACGGTGACGGAGCAACAGGCTCATTCCTTTCAATCATGTCTGGCTTTATTAAGCAAACTCGTGGTACAGTAGGTAACGATGCTCACGAAGCAGATGTTACTGTATCTGATAACGAGTGGACTCCTGATGTAATGCAAGATATCATTCTTGCAATGCCACGTAAGTATCGTGCACTTAAGAGCAATCTTAAGTTCTATGCAGGTACTGACGCATTCCAGGGTATCGTTAAGAATAACGGTACACTCGCTGATGCTATTGCTGAAGCGATTGCTGGACAAACACCAGGAAGCACACAAGCAAACCGTCAAGCATACCTTGATGGACTTGGCCAAACATTCGGTGGTTCTCGTACCACCCGTGTTCTCGGCGTGGATGTAATGGAAGTTCCTTACTATCCAGCAGGATATGTCGATTTGACATTCCCTGAGAACCGTGTCTGGGGCTTCCAGCGTGATATCACGGTAAACCGTGAATACAAGCCAAAGAAGGATACAATTGAATACACAGTATTCGTCCGCTTTGGTCTACAATGGGAAGAGCTTGATGCAGTTGCTTATGCAGATGCAGCATCTGATTCCTAATAACAACTAAATTTTTAAATTAGGAGGTAGAAACAATGGCAAAAATTAATGATGCCAAAAACATTATTGTCGGTGCAGCTCCAGTTTACATTTCTGTAAAGGACTCCACAGACCCAACATATACCGAAAATCTTCTTGATGGCGGTACAATTACGTTGGTAAATGGTACAACTGCAGCAACAACTTTGAACGCTGCAGCGTCAGTTCGTAACGTTGGTTTTACAAACAATGGTCTCCAGATCACTTATAACCCAACATACGAAGATGTTACAGTGGATCAGCTTCTAGATGCTGCTAAATTGTTCAAGTCTGCTATGCAGGTCATGATTATGACTGAAATGACAGAAGGAACTTTGCAGAACGTTCTTACAGTATTCGGACAAAAGAGCGATACTCTTAAGAAGAGCGGATCAGCATCAACTGATCAGTATGCAGGCACCAGCGCAGACCTAACCCTAGGTCTTGAAGCAGGTGCACTAGGTAGTGCTCCAACAGAGCGCCAGCTATTTGCAGTTGGACAAGCTCCAACATACAAGTCGGGATCACCAGAAACATCAGCAACAACTGAGCGTGTTTATTATGCTCGTCGTGTTCTCTCTGTACAACAGACTCAGTTCACACTTGCACGTAATACCCCAACTACATTCCCAGTGACCTTCCGTCTTCTTCCAGACGCTAACTACGTCGGAGCAGAATACGGCAAGATTATTGATCGTGTACTCGCATAATTAATTCAATTTAATTGCCAAAACC